ATGATTGCAAAAGAAACAAAAAACTTTCTTCATATCCATCCTGTATCAGATAAAAACTTCCCTATTTATGCTCAGACTCAAGTTAAAAAAGCAGGACTCTACAGAATGTGGGTGCAGTTTAAAATAGAGGGAATAGTTCATACTGCTGATTTTACAGTAAATGTATCAGAAGGATCTAAGTCTGCAGAGGATACCAATCATAATCATCATAATCATTAAAAAACGGTTATGGTATTGTCGAGAATGATAATCGCTTTTGCCGAATGAATCTGATCGCTGTTGATCAGGGCAAAATGACCCCTCTCAGCCAATTTATAATGCTCTCCTAAAAGAAAACAAAAAAGCCTTTAAATACTAGTATTTAAAGGCTTTTGATTTTTAAAGTTTCTTTTGAAACTTCGTTTGGCGGAGAAAGAGGGAAACTCTCTACTCTTATTTTATTAATTTAATGTATTGATAATCAATAACCTGATAAAACTGTTTTTGTTTATTTTTTAAAGTTTTGTTACGGGTTTTGTTATTTGATTTATTGTTTTTGAATTATTATATAAGAGTTGTTTTTTACATCTCCAACAGTACTATTCCAATAAAGAGATAACTTAATTTTATTATTACCCACGTCTGATGCTTTAAACTTTTGAACGTAATTTGAACCTGCATCTAATGTTAAAAGTCCAGATTGATAAATAAAATTCCCGTTTTCGTCAAAAGTTGTATCATCTAAAGAGCAGTGCGGGTGTGAATTGAAGCTATTATCATTTTTAAAATTATAGTCTGAAAATAAACCATCATCTTCAGTAGTGCATCCCTTAAAAGAATATGTTCCATAATTATTTTTAACCTCAATTGTTTTCCAGGTTCCCGTAATTGATTTAAGTAAGTTATTTGTTGAGTTATCATCACCTGAACAGCTTAACATTATTATACCTGCAATAAATAGAATAATTTTTTTCATGTTTTTTTGTTTTATTAATCCTGTATTCTTTTAATAACTTTCCATATTTGCCTTACATCATTAAGATTTATTGTAAAATCTGGATGTTGAGGTAACCCACTTCTAGACGAGCATACAATATCTCCAGTGTCACTATTAAAGTACTTTATGTCTTTAAACAATACTGTATCATTATGCACAATAACCCAACCTAAACGACTATCTCTAAACCCATCTCTCCAATGCTGCCTGCCTAATTCCCTACAAAGTAATTCAGCACCGTCTTTAGTGTCATCAATTTTACCTCCATTCATAGAGTCTCCTTGTACATCAAAAGCAATATAATTTCCTTTGGGATTATGATCAACAGGAAAAGAAACAGTTTCAAATTCTTCCAAAAAATCAGGGTCTTGGTAATGTGATAGATATGAACCAAACGCTTTCACAGGTACTTTTTTTACCCAAATTCTAAAAAGGCCATTTTTTAATACAGTAATATATCCGTTTTTGTTCGGAATTTGTTCTTCCGGTTCGTTTATATTAATGATATCTGGATCTTGAAATTTCGTATTACCGAAATATCGTTCGGTAATTATTATTTTTTCTAATTCAGTAAAACTTTTTCTCTTAGCTGCCATTCTTACAGTGTCATATTCTTTATGGAGAAGCTCAGCTATATCCTTTATTTTAAAGGTTTTTTTAGACTTTTCCTGTTCAAATCTTTCGTAAAAATCCATCAGCAAATTATTTAGAGTAATTATAAATAGAACATAAGTTCGCTAAAATGTTCTATTTGTTGTTTTATTTAACGAACATATGTTCTATATTTGTCTCAACAATAATAATAATAGTAATTATTAAGAGGGCAAATATATGGAAACTATAGAACTTGAAGTAAAAGAAGTGTTAAAATTAAGAAAGCCACAAGACGTTGCTCAGGATATTAACGAACTGGAAACGATAAAAAGTGCATACAGACATTTCCTTGCTTCTTACGAATCTTCACTTCAGCCTGAAAACACAATACAGGTATCTAAGAACCTTGAAACTGTAAAAGTTAATCTAAGGGCTTTGTATGCAGAACTATCAGCTATAGAGCATGCTATTAAGGCTGTTATAGCTCCAAGGGTTATAAAACCCACAGGCCTAATGACAAATGAACAAGAGATATCCGCAATAATGCTATTCAATAAAGATAAACGATGAAAAAGCTATTCTTTAAAATTAAGTCGATCAATAAGCAGCTTAGGGAAGTTGCTCATGAAACTGAGGCTGTAACCCGACTACCTTTTTACAGCATATTCAAACAAGAAGATGAGAGGGTAAAAGATATGGAGGTTTTGAATAGTTACAAACGGGATCTGCTAAATATAAAATACGCTGCTTTTGAAAGTCTTCAGATTGAAATAGAAAAGCAGAAAGCAGATGTCTCCAGCGAATTACAACAACTAACCCTAATAAATATTAACCATGAAGCATGATATCTCCTTTGAAACAGCAGTAACCATTCTAGGGTGTTTGCTGGGAATGTTTGTACTAGCGATAATGTACGCCTTTATGAAAATCAATGATGAAAATCAACACAACAAAAAATAACACCATGAAAGAAAACATAAAAAAACTTTATAAGCAGTTAATCGATAAAAAAGGATTTAACACTGTAGTAGCAAAAGAGTTTGGAAATCAACCGCAATCTGTAGCTACTAACTGGTTTAGCAACTATTGGGCTATTCCTGAAGAGTACAGGCCAAGAGTTGTGGAAATGCTCCAAAACGCAATACTTAATCAAAACAAAAAAGCATCGGCATGACAATCAATATAACGATCAATATACCTGATGGTACAGTAAACAGCTTTGACGGGCTAGTGAAGTCGCTTTCAGAATTATCAGGAAAGCCCTTATCGGAAAAAGGGGCTGCAAAAGCCTCTTTAGCTCCGGTAAGAAAAGAAACTAAAAGCGAAAGAGCTGCGAGGGTAGCAGCGAAGCTGGAAGCAAAATACAAAAGCAAAACCACTAAATAAAAAAACCCGGTTGCACCCGGGAATAAACAAAGTTTAAATTTTTAACACTACAAAGTTATGAAATCAATTCAACTTAAAAAACTAACACTTATCAATTTCAAAGGTCAAAAATACCTTGAACTTGATTTTGACAATGATTGTACTGATATTTTCGGTGATAATGGAACCGGTAAGACTACGATTTTTGATGCTTTTACTTGGGCCTTGTTTGGAAAAGACAGTACAGACAGAAAAGACTTTGAAATTAAAACACTTTTATCAGATGGATCTGCAATTGATAAAATAGATCATGAAGTATCTGCTGTAATAAGTGTTGATGGTGAAATCATTTCGATAAGAAGAATATTAAAAGAGAACTGGGTAAAGAAAAGAGGTTCATCAGAATCTGAATTTTCAGGAAACGTAACTTCTTACTATTGGAATGATGTTCCTGTTAATCAATCGGAATTTAACACAAAGGTAAATTCTATTCTTAATGAGCAGGTGTTTAAAATGATAACTAATCCATTAGCCTTTAATGGCCTTAAATGGCAGGATAGAAGAAACGTTTTAATGCAAATGGCAGGAAGTATATCTGATGCTGATTTAGCGGCTGGCAATGAAGAATATGAAGCTTTGCTTTCAAAATTAACACAAGGTAAAACACTTGAAGATTACAAAAAACAAATTGCGGCATCCATTAAAAAGGCAAAGGATGATATAAAACTTATTCCGTCAAGAATTGATGAAGTTCAACGAAGCAAACCAGAAGCTTTTGATTTTAAAAATCTTAAAAAGCAGCTGGAGACTAAAGAAGGTGAATTATTGGAAATTGATAATCAGATCCAGGATAAGTCTACTGCTTTCGATTCTCAACTAAAAGTAATAAATGAAAAGAAACTACAGGCAAACACTGTAAAATCAGACATTGCTACAATTGAGCAGGAAGCAAGGAAGAAAGCAATTAAAGAACGCCAACCTGATACATCAACTGTTGATGCTTTAAAGCAGCAGCTAACAGTGAAACAGGGCGAGCTTACTTCTGCTGTTAGCGGATTAAAAACTCTCTCAGATAAAGCTGAGAACCTTAAAAATGAATTGTCGGTTATTGATGATAAAATTCAAAGCAAACGTGATGAATGGAACAATCACAATGCTACTCAATTTGTTTTCAATAGCGTAGATTTTTGTTGTCCTACCTGCAAAAGGGATTTTGAAGAAACTGATATTGAAGCTAAGAAAACTGAACTACAAAATAATTTCAATGCAAATAAGCGTGCTACGCTTACTCATATTTCTGGATTGGGTGCAGCTCTTACTACAGAAAAGAACAACCTGCAAGATGAAGTTACAACAATTGAAAACCGAATTCAAGATGGTAACTTATTTATAGTTGGTGTTGAAAAGGAAGTTAAAGACTTAAAAGATCAAATTGCAACTGAAGAAGGTAAGCTTAACAATGATGAATTACCTAGTGAGAACCTGATCTATGAATCAATTCTTTCTTTAAACGAAAATTATAAAAGACTTAAATCTGAATTGTCTGCAATAGAAGCGACTATTGAAGAAAATCCGGTTATTGATATTACTGATCTAAAACAACAGCGTAATGTATTGGTTGCTGAAATTGATACCATAAAATCAAACCTTAGAAACGAAATCCAAATACAAAGTGCTAACAGCCGAATAGAGCAGCTTCAGGATGAAGAAAGCAACCTTGCTCAACAAATTGCTAATGTTGAAAAAGAGCAGTTTGTTATTGAAAACTTCAATAAACTAAAAATTGACAGCCTTGAAAAGAAAATCAATGAACGCTTTCAATTTGTGCAATTCAAAATGTTTGACACTCAAATTAATGGTGGTGAGGTTGAATGTTGTGAGCCTCTTATAAATGGTGTTCCATTTACTGATGCTAACACAGCCAGCCGAATTAATGCCGGTGTAGATATCATCAACACTCTTTGTGACTTCTATCAAGTTACTGCACCGGTATTCCTGGATAACAGGGAAAGTGTTGTAAAGCTTATTGAAACTAAAAGCCAATTGATAAGCTTGATTGTATCTGAAGCTGATAAAAAATTAAGAGTAGCATAATCTAAATATTCAAGAAAATGGAAAATACAAATAAAACAGAAGTTGTAGTAAATACCTCATTACAACCAAAAGCACCAACGCAAAGTGAAAGATTTACTAATGCTGTTATGGCTGAGTTTTCGTCCGGTGTAAGTGATATAGCATTAACAAACTTTCAAAGAAAACTTTGCCAAAGCTATTTTATAAAATTAGACGCTACTTTAAAAGAAGCTGACAAAAAAAGACTATCTAAATCAGAGCAATACCGGGACAACCTTCCAGTTACATGGGAAAATGTCAATATGTCTAAACTAGCTATAGATGTTGTTTGTTGGTCAGCAATAGGTTTGGATCCTTTACAGCCAAATCATATAAATATCATTCCTTATAAAAACTCTACAAGTGGGAAGTTTGATATTGGATTCATTCCAGGATATAAAGGAATAGAGATAAAAGCTAAAAAATATGGCTTTGATATTCCGGATGATGTCGTAGTAGAATTGGTTTGGTCAAAAGATGTTTTTAAACAAATCAAGAAGGACCTGAACAACAAAATTGAATCTTACATTTTTGAAGTTGTAGACGATTTTAATCGAGGTGATATTATAGGTGGATTCTATTATCACAGCTATACAAACAATCCTGAGAAAAATAAGATAAAAGTATTTACACGTGCTGATATAGAAAAAAGAAGGCCAGAGCAAGCTGCAGCTGAGTTTTGGGGTGGTGAAAAAGATGAATGGAAAAATGGACAAAAAACTGGCCAGAAGATTAAAGTAGAAGGATGGTTTGAGGAAATGGCATGGAAAACCATTTATAAAGCGGCATTCAGTGTAATAACGATTGACAGCCAAAAAATAGATGATGCTTATTTGAATGTTATTACCCGTGATGCGGAATTAATAGATAATAAAGTTGCTATTGAGATTCAAGAAAATGCGAACAAAGAATCTTTGAGTTTTGAGGAAGCAGAAGAAGTACCAATTGATGAAGTAAAAGAAGTTCCTCGTGTTGTAGTAACTGAAGAGGAAACAACCGGTCCAGGCTTTTAATTATGAATTTAAAGATTATTGGCACTGGAAGTAAAGGGAACGCTTACCTGCTCGAAAATGAGCAGGAAGCACTTCTGATAGAGTGCGGGGTTAAGGTTTCTGAGATCAAAAAGGCTCTTAATTTCAATCTTTCAAAGGTTGTCGGGTGTATAGTCACTCATGAACATTTAGATCATTGTAAGGCTGTAAATGATGTTTTGAACTGTGGGATCAAGGTATATGCATCACATGGAACATCCAAGTGTTTTCCTGCCAACAACACACATCGACTTCCTTTGATATTGGAATCTAAAAGCGCATTGAAAATAGGAAACTTTAAGATACTTCCTTTTGATATTAAACATGATGCTGCTGAACCGATGGGTTTTTTAATTGAACATCCTGATTGTGGCCGGGTCCTTTTTTTAACAGATACATATTATTGCAAGTATACGTTTCCAGGGCTTAACAATATCATTATAGAAGCTAATTATTCAAAAGAAATTATTGATAGAAACTTTGGAGCCGATAGCGGTAAAGAGTTTTTAAGAAACAGAATTTTAAGATCTCACTTTTCATTAGAAAACTGTAAAGAAATGCTTTCAATGAATGATCTATCAGCAGTAAACAACATTGTTTTAATTCACTTGTCTGACGGTAATTCAAATGAAGCACAGTTTCAAAAGGAAGTTCAGGATCTAACAGGAAAAAATGTATCAGTTGCATCAAATGGAATGCAGCTAAAATTCAACAAAACGCCTTTTTAATCATGGGAAAAAATAAAACTAAAGACAAAGTAAAAACTAAGAAACACGCTTCATATAATCTGAAGGAATTTTTAGAACCAACTAGCATTAATTCAATGAGTGCTATACATACGAAGATTTATCCTGATGGTAGAGCCGTTGCCAGGCTTAGTGATTGCCATAACTCAATTAGATGGTGGAATGATATGAACAAGCCGGAAGAAGTAAAGGAGATGGTTACTAAACTTGATACTGTAATTAATGTATTGCAGATGTTCAGAAGTGAAGTTGTGATAAAAGATCCAAATCACATTTTATGATTTTCGATGCAACTGTAGAGCTGGACAAAAAGCGAGCCTTAGCCCGATTACAGCATTTTATTGATAAGGGTAAAACCTTTCAGTTATCCGAAAAAAAAGAAAGAAGATCAATAAGGCAAAACAGCTATTTACACTTAATACTTTCTTGGTTCGGAACTCAAACGGGATATACTGAAGAAGAGGTAAAGCAGGAAATCTTTAAAAAGATTGTAAACCCGAGCATGTTTTATGAGGGTGAATATGGAAAGCTAATTAAAATAGAACGCTGGAGAAGTACCGCTGATCTTGATACTGGCGAAATGACAATTGCTATTGACAGATTCAGAAACTATGCAAGTACTGAAGCCGGTATTTACCTACCGGAACCGAAAGATATTGTATCACTAAGAGAGATTGAAAGGGAAATTGAAAATTACAAAGAATTCTTATAGCTATGGATATTAAATGTACTGGAATAATAGAAAACATTGAACGCAAAAAAGGTGGACTGGGATTTGAAAAATACCTTGTTACGGTCGTTCAGAGACGCAAAAAACCGTGTTTCATAGAGTTTAGAGGATTGAAGGTTATGAAAGCCTTAGAAGGGCTTAAAATAGGTAACTGTGTTGAAGTAACCGCTTGGATCGAGGGAAGTATATCTAAAGGCTCAGGGCTTCCATATAACAACATCATTGCAAAAAAAATAACTGAATTGCAGCCACATGCAACGGATTAAAAACTATCGATATGGCACAGGATAAAAAATCATTTGTTGCTTATGCAGATTGGACTGAAATTTTCAAAATGCTAAGTGATGAAGAAGCGGGCCGTTTAATAAAACATCTTTTTTCTTATGTGAATGATGAAAATCCAGTTCTCGAAGATCGGTTTTTAATGATGGCTTTTGAGCCTATTAAGTTGCAGTTAAAGAGAGACTTACAGAAGTATGAAGCTGTTAGAGAACGGAGAGCAGAAGCAGGAAGAAAAGGAGGTGTAAAGAGCGGAGAAACAAGGAAGCAAACAGAAGCAAACGAAGCAAATGCTTCTTTTGTTAAGCAAACCGAAGCAAACGAAGCTGTAAATGTTACTGTTACTGTTAATGATAATGTAAATGATACTGTTACTGATATTCTTTTAGAAAAAGAAACAAAAGGTAAAAGTTTTAATTACAAAAACGAATTGCTTTTGTTGGTAGGAGATGAAAATAAAAAACTTGTTGAAGATTACATCTCTTTAAGAAAAACAAAAAAAGCATCACTTTCTGAAACTGCACTTAACATTCTAAAAAAAGAATGCGAAACAAATAATTACAATATCAGGGATGCTTTAACAGAATGCATAGCTAATAACTGGCAGGGCTTTAAAGTACAATGGGTTACAAGTAAACAACTAAGTGATGGAAATGGAAAATCAATTAATAACGCAGGATCAGGAACAAATTCAAGTCAGGGTTATAAACCAGCAGCTGTCGATTCAGAAAAGCTCATTCGAGAAATTACCAGCGATTTTGAAAATGGAAATATCCCAGGACAGTATTAAAGAAACCAGTATTGAAACCAAAACTAAACTGACAGATGATTTATTCCGGCTTCTGCAGGTCAGGGAAAAAAACAAAGACATGGTTAAAGATTGGCTGCTTTTTTTGTCTTCATCCAAATTCAATAAGCTTACGCCTGGAGAAATTTATTTGGCTTTTAAAATGGCAATTGGTCGTGAAATACTGGATAATAAAGGCAATGAAATTGATGTGCTTCCTGAACTAAGCAATAACACAACAGGTAAAGTTCTTTCGGCATTTATTAAGTACAAAGCAGATGATGAAGCCTACCAGCTTGCTAAGGAAAAATTAAGGCAGTTGACACTTCCAACCTTTCAGGAACCCTCAGATGAACAAAAGAAAGTAATCAGAGAACGCTTCCTAATGACCGTGTTTGTTGACATGGTTAAAAACAAATTTTCATCTGATGCATGGTTGCTCTATAACGATTTACAGGATAGGATTTTTATAAGTGCTGATGTTAAAAGGAGACTTTACAGGATCCAAAACGGAAAGCATATAAAAGAATTGCAAGCTGAAGTTTCAAAAAACGGGAATAGAGAATACCACAAACAAATCTTAGCTGATTTTCAAAAAAAGTCCGGATCAGGAAATAAGAGTGCAGTTGTTCAGAATAAATGCAAGAGCATCGTTATAAGCAACTATTTAAAAAAACACCTTCAAGACTTTGAATCATTCAAAAAAGCAATAGATCAAAGCGCAATTTAAAGATTAGGTAAAAGTAAAATCTATTTACCGTCTGATATTTCACCCGCTAGGGTAATACTAAAAAAATGGAATCTCAATATGAAGAATTCTTAGAGAGAAAAATTTTAGAAGTTAAAAACACAGGATTCGAGTACACAAACTTTCACGAAAATACTTTTCCGCATCAAAGGGATGTTTGCCAATGGGCTTTGTATGGTGGCAAGCGCGCAATATTTTGCAGCTTTGGATTAGGCAAAAGCACCATGCAATTAGAGATAGGCAAAGCAGTAATTGAAAAAACTGGAAGGCCGTTTCTTATTGGTTTACCTCTGGGTGTAGTTGGTGACTTCAAAGAAGATGCTGCAAACATTTTAGGCCTTACAGTTCACTATGTAACAGATCAGGCCGATGCAGAAAGAATATCAAGCCTATACAGTGAACCACAAATAATGCTGTCAAATTATGACAGGATCCGTGAAGGTAAATTTGATCCTTCCTATTTTGGAGGTGTTTCATTTGATGAAGGTGATGCCATAAGAAACCTTGATACTAAGACTGCTGATTATGTTATAAACGATATGTCAGTTATCGATTATCGTTTCATCGCAACTGCTACACCGGCACCAAATGAATATACAGAAATATTAAACTATGCTCAGTTCCTTGGTGTATGTGACAGAGGTCAGGCCTTAACAAGGTTCTTTAAAAGAGATAGTACTGCTGCAGGTAATCTTACCCTTTATGAACACAAGGAACAAGAGTTTTGGATATGGGTGCGTAGTTGGGCTATATTCATTGAATACCCTTCAGATCTTGGTTATGATGATACAGGTTATAAACTTCCGGATTTAAAAATACACTATCACCAAGTAAGCGTTGAAGATCGTTTGGCTAAAACAGATAGAGACGGAAACTATACAATGTTTACAGATGCTTCAAAGTCATTATCTGAGGGCGCTAAGGAAAAGCGAGAAAGCTTAGAAGCCAGAATACATAAATCAGTTGATATCGCATTACAAGAACCTGAAAAGCATTTTATTTTTTGGCATGATCTGGAAGATGAGCGTAAATGTCTGGAAGCTTTACTTCCAAAAGAGAAAACTAAATCAGTATTCGGTACCCAAAAGAATGAAGTTAAGGAGCAATATCTAAATGAATTCAAACATGGGAAGTATCAGTATTTAGCAACTAAGCCATCTATTGCCGGCGCTGGCTGTAACTTCCAAAAACATTGCTCGGATGCTATATTCTGCGGCATAGGTTACAAGTTCAAAGATTTCATTCAAGCAATACACCGAATACTTAGATTCATGCAGATGCATCAGGTCAATATTCACCTGGTATTTACTGATGCGGAATTGGAGATATTAAAAAGGCTTGAAATAAAATGGACCAATCATAAAAAAATGATTGCTGAAATGACAGCCCTGATGCGTAAATATGGTTTAGATCATAAAGCACAAATTGAGCAGCTTAAAAGAACTATGCTGATTGAGAGACAGGAGTATGTAGGTAAAGATGCAACGTTGATAAATAATGACTGTGTTTCAGAGGTTCAGAAAATGGAATCCAACAGTATTAAAATGGTTTTGACTTCTATACCATTTAGCGATCAATATGAGTATTGCGAAAGTTACAGGGATTTTGGACATAATGATGGTAACAAAGGATTCTTTGAGCAAATGGATTTCCTTGTTCCTGAACTTTTAAGAGTAACAGAACCGGGCCGTATTGCTGCTATTCATGTTAAGAACAGAATCCAGTTTAGCTATCAGAATGGAGTAGGGTTTACCTCATTGATAGATTTCAGAGGTTTAACGGTTCAATCCTTTTTAAAACACGGATGGTGGTTATTAGGCGAACATTATATAACAACCGATGTAGTAAGGGAAAACAATCAAACCTATAGGCTTGGATGGACTGAAAACAGTAAAGATGGTTCTAAAATGGGATGTGGTTCACCTGAATATCTTTTAATATTTAGAAAGGCTCCCACGGATATGTCAAATGCTTATGCAGATGTTAAGGTATCAAAAGAGAAAAAAGACTATACCAGGGGACGTTGGCAGTTAGATGCTCATTCATTATGGAAAAGCAACGGAAACAGAATGCTTACCACGAATGAGCTTAGGGCTATGGATCTAGGTAAAATTGGCAAATGGTGGAAAGAATATCTAAACAATAATCCATATTCATTTGAAGATCATGTACAGCTATGTGAAACACTGGATAGTATAAACAAGCTTCCTTCTGGTTTTATGGCAGTAAGTCCATGGAGCCATACACAAAATGACTTTGTTTGGGATGATGTAAACCGAATGAACACACTTAACACCCAACAAGCGGCTAAAAAGAAAATGCTCCATGTATGCCCTTTGCAGTTTGATATAGTTGATAGGGCAATTGAAAGATATTCTAACCCTGGTGATCTTATTTATGATCCTTTTGGTGGCTTAGGTACCGTACCATTAAGAGCCGTAAAGCTTGGAAGAAAAGGAATATCAACAGAACTAAATGATCTCTATTGGAAAGACAGCGTAGAGTATTTGAAAGCTGAAGAATACCATAGCTCGGTACCTACTTTATTTGATATGCTAGCATCATGAAACACATATCATTATTCTCAGGTATAGGCGGTTTTGATTTAGCAGCCGAATGGATGGGATGGGAAAATATAGCTCACTGCGAATGGAATCCCTTCGGGCAAATGAATTTAAAATACTATTGGCAAAACTCAATTAGCTATGACGATATCACAAAAACAGATTTCACTATTTACAGAGGAAACATTGACATCCTTACAGGTGGATTTCCATGCCAGCCCTACAGCATTGCAGGGAAACGAAAAGGAAATGAAGATGAGCGCCATCTATGGCCGGAAATGCTTAGAGCAATTCGGGAGATTCAACCGCGCTGGGTTGTGGGAGAGAACGTTCGCGGAATTATTAATTGGGATGCCGGGCTGGTTTTCAACGAGGTGCAATCTGACTTGGAAGCTGAGGGCTACAAAATACTCCCGTTTTTACTTCCAGCTGCAGGTGTCAACGCCCCGCACGAAAGATATAGAACGTGGTTTGTTGCCTACTCCGACAGCATCGGATCAGGAAGGAGGTCCATCACTTGTGACAGGCAAAACTGTAACAAGGCCATCGGGCCAAACGTTTTCAGCGAAACTAAGGGATCTTGCTTACAGTGGCCTGTTACCAACACCTGTATCATCGATGGACGGAATATATGCGGACATGAAACATGTTTCAGGGGAAAAACTAAGGAACAGCCCATCGATAGCAACATTAGCAACAATGAATCTTCTGCCAACACCACAGGCGCACGACAACCCAGCGAAGAACACAGGCAAACTGAATCAGGATGGATTACAAAAGAGAGCGTTCCAGATGACTGGCAAAACTTCCCAACTCAATCCCCGGTTCGTAATGGAAATGATGGGTTTCCCACCGAATCACTGCGACAACGCATTCGAGAAGATAGCATGGGAAATTTATCTGAAAAAGAAATCGACAAAATCATTTCAAAAGCGGTTACAAGCTGGACAAACGAATCAATCAAAGCCGGAGGGAATGCAATAGTTCCACAGGTAGTATATCAGATTTTTAAAGCAATTGAACAATACGAATCTTATGAACCTACGAAATAAAATAGAAAATACTGAGGCGTTCAAGTCAATGCCTCAGTTTAAAAAAAACATTTATCAAAGTGGCAAGAACATAAAGCACATCACAGATCAATACATCATTGCAAAAAGTATTGGTTATAAAGCATGGAAGGAAAATAACAATCCGTCTGGTGTTGAAGATAATATAATCATTGATCTGCTTGCTTATGACTTACAAGAAACACCGGGATGATCTGGAAAAGTTAATGTATGGGTACATACTGTACATAGATGAATCGCAGGATCCTGACGATATAAGTAAAATTGAATATGAGATACGCAGGCTAAAGAACGAAATACAATGCCTTAACGATCTCACAGAAAGCCAGCTGCACGAACAAAGAAAAACTATTACGCTTACTATCGAAAGCTGCATGAAATATTTTAAATAATCCCTAATAATTAAATTATGATAAACTTATTTAACACCACAATTGAAATCCTATCTGTACATAAGGTAGGGAACAGGAGCAGAAATGAAGAAATGTTTCTTTCTGACACTCCTTACAATCTTAATGATGAAATGATGCCATTGTTAAAAGAATACTTTTTCAAACCATTCAGGGATAAAGAAGAAAACTATTTTCAATTTGCTCATGATGTTGACCTGGAGTATAACGAGGTATATACCCTTTGTGAAAAAGCTTTTGATTTTGGTCCTGATCCTGATACCATCCATGATATATCTAAAAAGGTAGCTGAGCATTTATTTATGCAGTCCAACCATCCGCACATTAAGAACGGTGAAGTATATGTTGCATATCTAACCGGTGTTACAATTGACAATATTCCTGTAGATGCTATTGGTATATTCAAAAGTGAAGTAAAAACAGACTTCCTTCAATTTGAAGAAAATGGCAGCAGGTTAGATTTAATTCTTCAACAGGGTGTGAACCTTGGTAAGATCGACAAAGCGGCCCTTATTTTCAATTATAAAGCTGATGAAGGGTATAAGGTGCTTTCGCTGGATAATAACCGCTATGATGCGCGCTATTGGCTTGAACACTTCTTATCAGTTGATATCTTCCAAGATGAACACTTTCTAACTAAGAAGTATTTGAAGTTCTGTCAGGACTTTGCAAAAGATGTGGTATTACCGGCTGAAGATAAAAAAGAAGAAGTGATGTTCATGAACCGAGCTGTTAACCATTTTGCAAAGAATGACGAATTTGAAGAAACAAACTTCCTTAATGAAGTTCTTGATAATCCGGATCTGATCCCAGAGTTTAAAAACTACAAAGTAGAGAAAGCACCAAAATACAGTATTGAAGATGTGAGTACGTTCCCTATCTCCAACAGTGCTGTAACTGATGCCAGAAAGAAGATCAAGAATGTTATTAACCTCGACACCAACATTCAAATTAAACTTGATTTCATCAATCCTGAATCTGCTGAAAAGTTCATAGAAAAGGGGTGGGATGATGAAAAGCAGATGTATTACTATCTGGTGTATTTTAATAAAGAACAGAAGTCTTAGCTAACAGCGAAAGCTTAAAACGAATAGTATGGCAACGACACAAGAAATTCAGAAACTTAAAGAGGACTTTTTTAAATGGTCAGGTTTTGAGTTAGAACCATCAGATTATCAAGGAATGATTGAGGAGATAACAGAAAAGCAATCCATTTTAGAAGATGAAGCAACTCAACAAGGTAAAATATTTCGTCAAAGAGTAAGAGAAATATTTCCTGACAATTTTTAACCAATCAGTCGAAAACCTTAATAAATAATAACATGGAAGTATTAAAATTTACAATAGAAGAATCAAAAGTAAATATTGGATGTTTTCTTTTGATAGCACACACAAACAATGGGAAGTATGTATGTAGTGGTGATCATTGGAATCCAACACATGTAATTCCTTACGAACGGGCTTTTGATTTTAAACCATAATAGTAATGGTAACAAATGTAACTAAAATAAGAGAAACTAAGGATTGGCATACTTTCTCCTATAGAGATCAATATAATGAAGAACAATTAATTGAGGTCCCTGCATTTTGGAAAATGACCGAAGAAGAAGTAGAACTTTACATTGAGCTTTAATATCTAATCCACATTTAATAAAAACTTAAATAACTACAATGGAAAACACAATAGAAAACAAGGCAAAGTTTTTTGCTCAATATTATGGGCAAAATGTTTTAATAGGATATGCAGTAGTTCCTTTCATAATAAATACGCATCACCTGGGAGAAGATTATCTTATAAAACATGAAACAGATGAAGATTTTAATCGCGTACCTTATTTAGAACTAACCCCTCTATCACAAATAACTAAAGAATACGCAGAACATTGTTCGCTTCTTTATGGTAGGAATAACCCTTGCGATTTAATGTGGGTTAACATATTAAATGGATTGTCGGGTAGAGAAGAAAAATTAACGCAACCCGTTGTTGACTACCTACGATCAAAAGGCTATGCTTTACCTTACATGGGAATATCTATTGAAAAGCAACTTGAATACGGATGGATAAAACTTAAAGAATCTTAGACATGGAAAAACTAACTATTACAAAAAAACCGGTATATGCGTATGAAATTGAAGTGCGTGTGTCGGATGAGACAGAAGCTATAGTGTCACAATGTTATGATGATTCAAATTATCATATTTCAGAGATTAATTTACAAATGGCTAAAAGTCATTCTATTCTTTTAGCTGATTCAATTAACACCTACCAACAATGCGAAACTCTACCTAGTGAGTTGCTAAGGCAAAGGGATGAAGTAATGAAGGCTTTGAAACAAATAAAGGAAATGAGCGATCCAGGAGATTATTTAACTGCTTTGCTAGATTGCAAAAAGATTGCTAGTGAAACCCTTAAACAAATCGAAAATGGAAACTAAACTAACATTAGAGCATATCGCTCCGTTTCTGCCTTATGGGTTGAAAGCATTAATAAATAATAACATGCAATCAGACGAAAGATGGATCTTGTTTAAAGATAAACAACCCAAAAATGGAGATCATGTAATATTTGGCACAAACCATATATCTGATGAAAAAGATAGACTTTGTAAGCCTACGGTTATGGCAGGATGGTATATGGACGGGTTTTATTCATATCTAACCAAACAGAAACTTACTGCTAAATATTGGATGCCTATGCCAATTTTATGTAATTAACCTTCGAAACCTTAAACTATTGTGATTCCAAAAGACTTTTCAAAGCATGTAACCGATCTATGAATGGCTGAATAAGTTTGCTATTTGGATTGTTTTTTATAACACTAAAATGACTTCTTACAAAATCCTGCACATTATGAATGGTAGTTCCTTGGTATAGTAGTAATGGTCCTTCCGGTAGTTTAGCATTAGCAAACCAAGTATCAAGTTCCTGTATTGTCATGATTAAGAATTAAAACAACAAATATACAAAAGCCACTTTTAACAGTGGTTTTTTTTATTTTTGCATCATGATAGATGTAGATGTAAAGATAGTGTATGGTGATTATATGCTATCGGATGATGAACAAGAATGGCATGATGAACGCGTTAGCACATTTAAATGGCAGCTGGCCGATATAATAAAAAGCCTCAGAATAGATATGTCTGTTCGATTGGTTATAGATTGTGAGTACTACCCGGAAACCCGAAAGTTCAAAATAAAATCCTCCACAAGTAACTACACTGTGTATGTGCAACGCGCTCAGGATTTAAACCCTAAATTTGTAAAGGAATATTTGTAATACCTGTTAAATATTCATACATTTGCGTATGCAAAACCCACAGTTTTAGCATATAATCTTCACAAGTCCAGACTCCCAACTGGCATACTATTTCACCCGTTAGGGATATATTAAGACTATGCTTATCGGTATTGACCCCGATGTAAGTAAATCAGGTGTAGCGATCAAACAGAATCGCTCTATTGATTTAAAAACACTATCATTCTTCCAGTTATTTGATTTCTTTCAAACTAACCGGGAGCATATCTCTTTAGTGCGTATTGAGGCTTCATGGCTTATTAAACATAACTGGAATAAGAAATTCAATGGAACAGCTGCGATAAATGCTGCTATTGGAAATGATGCAGGAAGAAACCATGAGACGGGCCGAAAGATAGTAGAGATGTGCCAGTATCTTTCTATTCCATTTGAAGAAGTAAGACCACTTGTAAAAGGATGGAGCGGGCCAGACGGCAAAATAACTCACAAAGAACTTTTAAGATTAACACCATTACCTGCCAGGACTAACCAAGAGCAGCGTGATGCCTGTTTGCTTATACTTTAAACTATACACTATGCAATACATTGTAGATAACACTAAGTATTCATTAAGCTATAAAGATTTAAGGGATCGTCATATTGATATGGTCGCTTTATCTGATTCGGACTTTACTAAAATATTACCTGAAGCTATACACTTAGCATGTATCATTTGTTGGTTTAAAGAAATACCATCTTCCGAATGCTTAAGCGATAAGGGAATTATACATGAGTTAACCCACTTATTGCAATATGGTTCAAATGATCCGGATTATGATGTTAAAGCGATAAGGGAATTATTTAATACTCAACTTAAACTTGCTTAGTTATGGCAAAGAGAATAATTAAAAAAAAGGAAGATACAAATTCGGTAGGATGCCCGACAAAATATAAACCTGAATATAATGACCAGGCTTATAAGCTTTGTTTGTTAGGTGCAACAGATAAAGATCTTGCTGACTTCTTTGAAGTTGTTGAAGATACAATCAATGAATGGAAGAAAAAACACGCTCAATTGTCCGTGTCCGTAAAGGAAGGAAAATTAATTGCTGATATGGAAGTGGCTCATTCCATGTTTAAAAACACTATGGATAGGGAAGTTACGGAAATGAAAGCTATCAAAGTAAAAGAAGTTTCATATAACAAAGCAGGCAAGCGAGTTGAAAAGGAAACTGTAAAGCTCGTGCCGGAAACACGTGTAATTCCTGCTGATTTTAGAAATCAATCATTGTGGTTAAGGAATAGAAAGCCGTCTGCATGGAAAGATAAACAGGAAATAGATCATACAACCAATGGACAGCCAATTAATATGCTTAACCTGGGTGAAGGTGATAACCCTGAAGAAGAAGCGGATTTGTAAGAAGAGTGATTAAAAACACGGGTATTGTGTAAGAAAAGGCTATGCAGCTACTAATAAAACAGAAACATGCAATTTATTATCTCAAAGACCAAGTTACTGAAGAGGTATTATATGGAGGTGCTGCCGGTGGTGGTAAATCCGCGCTTGGCTGTTTGTGGCTGATTGAAATGTGCCAGAAGTACCCCGGTTCACGTTGGCTAATGGGAAGGTCAAAGCTTAAGACCTTAAGAGAAACAACCCTTAATACGTTCTTTGAATTAAGCACTTTATTGAAACTAGGTAGCCAATTCAGATATAATGGATCCGATAATATTATCTATTGGAACAATGGCAGCCAGATAATTCTAAAGGATTTGTTTTTTTATCCTGCTGATCCCGATTTCGATAGACTGGGATCATTAGAGATCACAGGGGCTTTTATTGACGAATGCAACCAGGTTAATTATAAGGCATGGCAAATAGTTAAATCGCGTGTAAGGTATAAACTGCATGAGTTTAATTTAATTCCTAAGATACTAGGATCATGTAACCCGGCAAAGAACTGGGTGTATAAAGAGTTTTATAAGCCTAACAGAGAT